TGGCTGAACCAATCGCACTCGACTGACTCGACCACGAATTCTGGGTCAATCGCATTGATCGCGGACTCGACCAGCAGCAGGTTCGCGTCATTGGGCAGACGTGCAAAGTGCACGCATGCTTGGTGCAGGTTCGCGATCTGTTTGATCGTGGCAATCGCGTGCAGGTCACGCGCATCGGTTGGTGTGTTCACTATTTACTCCATTACGTGTTACTATGGCCGATGGTCCACTCGGACCACCAGCTTCGATTCTACCACAGGCTGACGTCTGTGTCTAGTCCCCCTTAGTGGAATGCCCACTCAAAGTCATGGCGCATGCCATCGTCTTCAGCATTCTGAATGAAGTAAATGCCTCTGTCAATGGACGTCTTCTTGACGAACGCAATGATCTCGGCCACGGGCATGTCATTGCGTCCCGCAACCTGGGTCACAAGCCCAAGCCAATAAGCCATTGAGTCATTGTAACCATTCTCTTGCCAGAATACCACGTGTTCGCGAAGGTTCTTACGCATGATTAATTGCTCCTATTACCAGTCAAAGGCTGTGCAAACGGGTCCGCAACCCGACGTCTTGCAATTGTGCTCGCGAATCTCGCGCAGGCGTTGTACCTGGGAGTCACGTGCATAGTTAGCCCACTTGCGGGTGGGTGCGCCGAGCTTAAGCTCTTCGCAGCGATCGCAGCCCTCGACCTTTCGGCCAAAAACCACTTGATGATTGTGTTGCGTCATGTCTGTTCCTTGTAACTCACGAAAACCCCGATTCTAACACGAATCGAGGCAGGCGTCAATTACCGTTCGTCAGCCGGTGCCAAGCAATCGTCCACGCACCCCACGCATGAATCCGTGAAGCACTCCTCGGATGGGACGTCATCAAGGGAGGGCTCGAGCCATTCGCCCTTGGCTGTAACTATCAGCATGAATGCCCCCAGGATGATGAGCAGCAATAGATCAACAAGTGTCTTGCGCGGGCTCATTCTTCGCTCCCGTAGGGCTTCCAAGGCATTTCCAGGATGCCCAGGTACCCGAATTGCGAGCCATCGGGCATGATTACCGTGAATTCGCCATGCATGTGTTCGATCGCGCCAGTCTCAACGGCGTCATACAACGCCTCCGCGAGCAGGCGTACATGCTTGATGGTCCTAAGTGGCCAGGGTGCGACGTCACAATCACCCGCAGGGTAGACGTAAATAAGTGGGGCAAGGTCGCGTCCAAAGACGTCATCCTTGGGGGGCTTCACGTGCAAGTAGCCCTCGCGGGCCACGAGCTTGACAATGGGTTTGGTCATGATTGGTCCTTGGATTACTTGATCCAGTAGCCAGAAGTGGCACCGGTTGGGACGAACGTGCCTTGCGCTGCACGCTTAGCTGCGGCCTTCTTGGCCTTGGCCTTGTCTTCGAAGTGTTGGCCGATGGCGCAGATGCCGATGAAGGCCATGAAGCACAACGCGATGAGGATGCGCGTGCCCAGGAGATTGGAGAGGAAGAAGTCAAGCATGATTGTCCTTGGTTGGTGAACCCCGATTCTAACACGAATCGGGGTCCGGTGTCAATTACTCGGCAGCGTCTTCGATCGAATCGGCGATCGTGTGAATCAGGTCAAGCACCGCGTCCACGTTCAGATCACCGCGCTTGATCGCTTGGCGGACCCGATTGCGGTAATTCATCGACTGCTGACCCTGGTTCAGGTGCGCGTACTTGTTGCGACGCTCGTCAAGCACTTCCATCGCGGCTCGCACGACGTCTGCGGGCTTCATCCGTCCGAATGCTTGGGCGATCGCGTCACCGTTGCACAGATTGCCGTTCGCGGCAGACACGTAACGGAGACGCGCTGTCTTGAGGGCGACCATCGGACCCATGTAGACGTCCTTGATCGCGCGCTTGGTGCCGTCCGCGTTGAGCCCCATGTCCGCCAGGACGTCGCTAATGGCCCGACCAGACGCCTCGGCATCGATCGCTGCGGCCTCGAGGGCACGTTGGGCATCGGTCATCTCGGGGGGGACGTCTTGCTGCTGATCGTCCTGAGCCGAATCGGGGGCGGACACGTCCTGCGAGGGGGCGTCACTAACGGGTGTCTCGGTCTGCTCGAGGGCGGGGGGGACGTCCTCATTGGCCACGGGGGCGATCGGGCCTACGAAGGCGTTCTCGAGGGTGGGGCCGACGAACGTGTCAGCGGCGATTACGAGGGCGGGGGTCTTGCGGGTATTGCGTGCCATGATGGGCTCCTAAGGTCACTATCGGTCGGTGTCTCTAACCACCCCATGTGGTCAGGACCCTATAGAAAAAGTAGCAACCGACATGCCAGGGTCTCAAACCGGTTTGAGAGGGGGTGGCACGACATTCTACGTCATATAAGGGGGCCTAGAATATGACAGAGGACGTCATAACTGACAGGTTTGGTCACACTGAACGTGGACACCTAGAAGGCTGGCACGGATCTTGCTCTGGAGAGCGGGCACCCCCCCCTCCTGTCAGTTAGTGAGTACTTACATCGGTTTCCATAGTCGGGGACTATGGAAATGGCCAGTCCAATAGGGGCGGATACTATCGGCGAGCCCGAAGTTATGGTAAATCCCTATCGGGCGGACCCCCCTAAGGCGCAGTCAGTGCTCACTATCGCCAGATCCGACGTCCGATAGCTCGTAACTATGGACAACCATCCAGATCCCCCCTCTCCCCCCTATAAAAAAAAAAGATCCGGTAGGCGCCCCCTATGCCCCATCGTGGTGCACACGTCCAGTCCGAGGGGGGCACATGAGGGGGGTACACCCCCATGGGGGGATATGCACGCACTGTTGGAGGGCATAAGGGCACCAACGTGGTGCAATACCGGCATGTGGGGGTTAGCAAGCGCTGACTTATATGCACCACTTAGGTGCACAGACCGGTCTGTCTACCGAAGTAAGTAATCACTAACTAACGCTTGTTCGAAGGACGAACGCTTGTTCGCCGGACGAACGCGCTCCAAAGCGCTTTGGCCCGCGGGTCCTTCTCTCGACATGTTGATCGTCGAAGAGACTCGGAGCCAGCGCCGCCCTACCCCACGTGTAATATTGCTTGGTGCATTGTTATCGTCGCGGGTCCCATCAATCACTACTTGACAGCCGCGCTCGAGTGTGATATACTCACTGATACTGGTAAGGGGTCATTATGAATGACGTGGTGCCCGCGAAGATTGACTTCCCGCCCTTAGATCCTGAAGACGACAAATTTGCATTAGCGGTTGTCGAGTATAACGGCAATTTGGGGGCGGCTTATGAAGCTGTCTTTGGTCGCGATCAATACTCAATGGCCAAAGCAAGAGAAATAATTACAAGACCGGAAATAGCGCACCGAATTGCTTATTTAGCACGTGTAGTTGATGAGCAGACTTTAATTTCGCTTGGGTCCCATCTGGTCAAACTAGCGGAAATAAGAGATTCTGCCCTACATACAAATCAACATGCTGTGGCACTTAAAGCAGAGCGTTACCGAGGGGAGGTTGCAGGTTTTTATAAGCAACGTTCGGAATCGCTTGAAGAAAAGGTTACACACGTAACAATTGAAATGCGTAATACCCCATCAAATAGAGACGAATGGGCAGAAAGACACGGAACATTCCCAATCGTGGTTGAGGCGGAGAAATGACGGTGAAAGACGTCATATGGATAATTCTGGTGTTTGTACTCCTAGGAGTTATATCCGTTGTGGCTATGGTATACGTACTAACTGAGCTATTCTTCAAATGATCCTCAAACCAACACCCAAACAAGAGGCTTATATTACCTCTCCGTGCAAGGAATCACTGTTCGGGGGTGCCCGAGGGGGAGGTAAGACGTTCGGTACCATATTGGATTGGTTGATTCACAACGAAGCGTACGGGAAGAACACTCGAGGAATTGTATTCAGACGTGAACTGACGGAATTAGAGGACTTCATAGAAGAAGGTAAGGATATACTTGAAGAGGCCGGACATGTCTGGATGGAGCAAAAGAAGCAATTTAAATCACCAAACGGGGCATTGCTAAGGTGCCGTTATCTAGATGATGACAGAGACGCTCTCAAGTATCAAGGACACCAGTACACAAGAGTATATATAGAAGAAGTGGGAAACTTTCCAAACGAAGCACCAGTACGAAAACTACTTGCGACGTTACGGTCAAAATACGGAATACCCTGCCAACTTAAAGCGACAGCAAACCCTGGGGGACCAGGACATTCGTGGGTTAAGATGCGTTGGATAGACCCCGCGCCGCCAAACACTCCATTCAGTGTTGATGGGGGTAAGACGTACCGCGTGTTCATACCAAGTCTATTGCAAGATAACCCCGCACTTATGGAAAATGACGCCGAATACATTGAAATGCTTAAACAAGTTGGGTCAGATGAACTGGTTAAAGCATGGCTCGAGGGAAACTGGGACGTAGTAGTCGGGCAATACTTTAAAGAGTTTGACCGGAAGAGGCACGTAATACCGACAGTGCCGTTACCCGGAAACTGGATGGTGAGGTATCGGGCATGCGATTGGGGGTCCTCAAGGCCATTTTGCGTGCTCTGGCTGGCCGTGGCAAATGGTGACCGACTTCCTGGAGTAGACGTAGATATTCCGAGAGGGGCGTTAGTGGTTTATCGGGAACTCTACGGATGGAATGGACAACCTAACATTGGATGCAAGAAGACGTCCGGTGAAGTGGCCCATATGGTTGAGATTTCAGAAATGGAAGATAAGCGTATAATAGAAGATAATGCAGGGTTGAATAAGATTGATCCTTCAACATTCGCAACGAATGGGGGTCCTTCGATAGCTGAAGACATGGCCCGTGCGGGCATATGGTGGAATAGAGCTGATAATAGACGTGTAGTCGGGCAAGGGGCATTAGGTGGATGGAACCAAGTAAGGTCACGCCTTAGAGGGACTGATGGCAGACCAATGATTTACTTCATGGATTGCTGCCATCATCTGATAAGGACACTTCCTACACTGCCATCGGACCCGAACCTTCCAGATGACGTAGACACTAATGCGGAAGATCATGCGGCAGATGCTTTAAGATATGGATGCATGGCTCGACCATATGAACCACCGGAAGCTAAGATCATTAGACCCGCAAGCCAATTTGTAAGGCCCTTGACGAGCTTTACAATGGATGATGCTTGGAAATGCGGGGTTGACAGTAGTTACCGCGGAATCCCAAGGGATTAGGAGGCAATAATGCCTATCGTTCCATATGAGCTTCCTTGGATAAAGGAAGCAAGACTCTTCATAGGCAAACACCCAAGACGCGAGCCTTGGTTTGTGAAACTGCTCGAGGGTGATCCTAAAGATTTCTCGCATGGTTTTGTAAGTGGTTGTCTTAGAGCTTGTCAGTTTTCAACAACGGACTTTAACTCTGCTCAGACGTATGCACACTGGGGAAGAAAATTATATTATCCTGCCTACGGAGCGATCACTGTGATCGGGGAAGAGACGCCGGCACCAAAGGGACCAGGTTCAGAACCACCACCTATAGTTCCAACTATAGTTGGATTTATAGTTGGGAATGATATAGACGGTCATCCTATTATTTTGGCGGGTCATGAAGCTCCCAATGTGGAGATCAAGTTGTGCGACAAAAGTCTTGTGTTGACTTATAGATGGCCGGATGAACTGAAGACGCCTCCCGTGGACCCGTTGCCCGTGTACAACAAGGAGAAATTAAATGGCTGATTATGCTGAGGAAAAGCCTGAAGCGCCTGCCAAAGCTCGAGGAAGTGTTGAGCGGTGGATTAAGGAAATATCTTCTGGTATTAAGTTTACCGAGAAGTGGCATAATCAGGGTAAAATGATTAATGAGCGCTTCTTAGATATACGTGAAGCTGGAGATGAAGACGCTTCGAAATATAATCTTTTCACGTCTAACGTGGGAATTTTGATATCGACATTATACGCAAGATTCCCGACTCCAATGGTCGTGCGTGAATTCGAGGATCAAGATGATGACGTTGCACGTGTGGCGGGTACGATACTCGAGCGATTACTTAAAATCAAGGAACGTGATGATTATGATACAGCTACGAAGAAGGCTGTACAAGATCGTTTGGTCCCAGGTGCGGGGTTTAACTGGTTCCGATATGAACCGAAGTTTGAGCCGGGAATCACTCCGGAGATTACTGATCCGGAAGGAAATGTTCTTGTTCCCGCGACTCAATTCGAACGTATTGTGGACGAGGAGGTTATCACCGATTATGTCTTTTGGAAAGACATCATTTGGAGTCCTTGTAGGACTTGGGAAGATTGTCGATGGATTGCCCGACGCGTAAAGATGACAAAGAAGGACGCTAAGAAGCGTTTTGGGGCGGCTAAAGCTGAGAAGTTGGCTTATGCTCGAGGAAATCCAACATCGACGTCCGGTTCCGCATCTGATGACCCTGGTTCAGAGGCTGTTCGATATTGTGAAATATGGGAACTATGGTCTAAGGCAGAGAATTGCCGTTATTGGCTCTCGAAAGGTGTTGATGAAATGCTTGACGAGAGGGAGGTTGATTTTCGCTTGCCAAAATTCTGGCCTTGCTCGAGGCCATTATTTGCGCTCATGTCAACCACGAAGATGGTTCCAAGGCCCGATTACTTACTTGTCCAGGACCAATACAAGGAGCTTGATGACGTAAATAATCGCATAAGTATCCTTGTAAGTGCTCTTAAAGTAGTTGGATTCTTTGACCAGACCAATGCTGAACTTAACAGTGCTCTCGAATCCGGTGCAAATAACCGGATGATTCCTGTTAGGAATTGGTCTGCTTTTTCTGATAAGGGTGGAATGAAGGGGTCAGTTGATTGGTTGCCACTTGATATGGTCGTGGCAACCCTTGATAAGCTCCGTCAAATGCGTCAAGAGATTGTAGCTCAAATCTATGAACTCACAGGCATTTCTGATATTATGCGAGGGGCTACAAGGGCAACTGAGACGGCAACCGCTCAGCAACTAAAAGCTCAATATGGCTCTGTGAAGTTGCAATTCTTGCAGCTGGAAGTGGCTTCCTTTATTCAAGACGGACTTAATGTTAAAGCGGAGATGATTCGAAATTGCTTTCAACCTGAGACGATAATCGAGCGATCTAATATAATGCGTACTCCGGACGCTCCATTGGCTCAGCAAGCGGTTGAATTGCTTCAGAGTCCTATGTTTAAGTATCGTGTGGAGATTTATGCAGATTCAATGGCGGTTCCAGAATTTAATGCAGAACGTGATGCCCGAATGGATTATATCCGAGCGGTTTCTGAGTTTCTCATGAGTGCTCAAGGAATCATTCAAGTGGCTCCACAAGCATCAACTGGGCTCTTGAAAATACTTCAATGGGGTGCGGCGGGGTTCCGGGTGGGCAGAGGAATCGAAACAGTGCTTGATGAAATGATCAAGACGGTCGAGAAGTCTCTTGCCAATCCTCCGCCGCCCCCACCACCTAATCCTAAAGATGTTGCGCAGGCTAAGAACTTTGATGCGCAAGCTCAGAAACATCTTGCAGATATTCAGAAGGGTACTTCAGAGTCTCAGAGAAATATGGCGCAAGCTCAGAAGGATGTTGCACAGGCTCAGAATATATCTTTTGATACCCTGATGAATAAAATGGAAGTCGAAAACCCTGGTTCGACTCCGAATCAGGCTCCACCGCCTCCTGAACCACCTCAAGCGAGGCATTAAAATAGCCGAAAGGACTTAAGATGGCTACTAAAAGTATTCGAGAGTTGTTAGAAACTAACATGGATGCTGCTGAAG